AAATATCTTACAGCATTGTTGAAACGTCAATGGTCAATAAATTTATTAAAATTTGATGGCATGACTCTTCCTGGTGGTGTTACAATCAATGGTAGAGCTATGTATGAAGATGCTCTTAATGATATTGAAAAGATTGAAACAGATTTTGATCTTAAGTATCAAATGCCCCCAGACTTTTTCTGCGGCTAGTGAATTCTATATAGCTTAATTATATAAATAGAAAAGGTAAAGGATCTGGAGAAAATAATGCAATGTCTCGTGAAGAATGCCGAAATAAGGTTAGAGATAGTAAAATTGGTTTACGAAAATTAATTCATCCAGAATATGGTAATAAATTAGCTCGTCCAAATTCTGATAAATGGAGTAATTTAATATCTCAAGGATATATACCACTCAATAGTTAGATTAAGTTTCCTATAAATACATATTATGCCTCGTAGTGTATATTTTAGCCAACGTTACAGACCTGAGCAAAATCTTCTTGAAGATTTGCTTATCGAGTCTATGAAAATTATGGGGCATGACGTCTTTTATATTCCACGTAAGATTGTAAAGCAAGACTTTATCCTAAACGAAGACGTTATATCAAGCTTTGACACATCATTTCTTATTGAAATGTTTGTTGAAAGTGTTGATGGCTTTGAAGGTGACGGTGACCTTATGACAAAATTTGGTCTTGAAACACGAGATCAATTGACACTTGTGTGCAGTCGTCGTCGATGGAACTCACTTATAGGTCGTCATGGTTATACAAATGACAGCGTTCGGCCGCGTGAAGGTGATCTCATCTATGTACCATTCAGTGGCGGACTCTTCGAAATCAAATTTGTTGAAGACAAGAGTCCATTTTTCCAACTTGGAGGCAGTGGCGATACAAAGGGGACTATACCTACATTTAAACTTACATGTGAACTCTTCGAATACAGCGGTCAAGAGATTGATACTGGAATAGCAGAGGTTGACTTGATACAAGTCGGTCATACTCAAGGCTCACGCGCCCTACTTGACTTTGATGGAGGAGATGTACACGATCTTGGTGAAACTCTAACAATTGAGTTGCCATCAGGAATCCTTGGAGAAGCAGAGTTATTGCAATATGAACATACCACAAATGGTAGCATTGCAACATTTGGTACCTTAACATTTAATGATGGAGAGTTTCATACATTGACAGTTGGCACTGAGTTAACAGGTCAAACTTCTGGCACCACATCAACGGTAACTTCTGTAATTGATTTAAACGATGGAGATGCAGCACTATTTGTTAATGATGATCTCACTCAAAATAGTTCTTTTGATATTATAGGAAATGACTATATTGACTTTAGTGAAAGTAACCCGTTTGGAGACCCGTCATAAGCCATGTTAAATTCATCATACTATTATAATGGAAATCTTAAAAAGATTGTAGCAGTGTTTGGCACAATCTTTAATGATGTTTCTATTGCGAAAAAAGTAAATGGCAAGATGACTGGCATTCAACGAGTGCCTATATCATATGGCCCACACCAAAAGTTTTTGGCGCGACTGTCAAGCCAACAAAATGAAGAGTTTGGAGACGTAGCAATCAAACTACCTCGTATGAGTTTTGAGATTACTTCAATAGCCTATGATTCAACAAGTAAACTAAATAAACTTAATAGCAAATTATATTTGGTTGAAGGTGACTCTGATACAAAGACCAAAATATATCAAGGCATTCCATATAAAGTCAGTATTCAATTGAGTATACTTGCGCATCATCAGGATGACGCACTCCAGGTGTTTGAACAGATTGTTCCGTACTTTACTCCAGACTATACGGTTGCAGTAAAAGATCTTGAGGGTCCTGGCAGCATTACTGATGTGCCTATACTGTTAACAAGCACAAACATGCAAGATGACTATGAAGGTGACTTTGGAAACAGTCGTCGTACAATCATCTACACATTGGATTTTGACATTAAATTTAAGTTTATGGGCATACAGTCTGGCCCAGCAAAAATTATTAAAGTTGTTGATGTTGACCTCTATGACACGCCTATAACACCAGACGCATTACCAGTTGATGGTGTGCGTGTTGAACTAGGCAATCCAGAGACTGACACTCCAGAAAACTATACAGTAGTTACAACCTACGGATTTGATGAGGACCCATAATTATGAAAAAAGACAAAGATACCATACTGGCATCTCTTGAAAAAAACGTCTTACCGGTAAAACATGAAATTGCAGTCTCAACTGGATCTCCAGTCGGGCCATCACACGATGAAATTGTATTGCATGCCGAAGAAGATTATAAATTTGCACGAGAGCGTATTAAAAAACTTATTGATACGAGTGACGAGGCTATAAGCACAATGCATGCTCTTGCAAGTGACGCTGAGCATCCTCGTGCATTTGAAGTGCTTGCTGGCATGATAAAAACTGCAGCTGATATAAATGGACAACTGCTAGGATTACAAAAAGAGCGTAAAAAAATTATACAGGTTGAAGATAAGCGTGGACAACCTGCTGCTCAAAGTACTACAAATAATGCTATATTTGTTGGTACCACTACAGAACTACAAAAATTATTAAAAGGCTCACATGATGAAACACTTGATGTATAATGACTGCACCAGACTCTTATAACGGAAATCCATACATAAAGAGAGATGGAGTACAACAACATTTTACTGCTCATGAAATAAGTGAGTATAAAAAATGTATGTCAAGTGTATCATATTTTGCTGAGCATTATGTAAAGGTAATTAATCTTGACCGCGGACTTGTAAACTTTAAGTTGCGTGGTTATCAAGAAAAAATGGTAGAACATTTTTCTGATAATCGGTTTTGTATTGTATTGGCGTGTCGTCAGAGTGGTAAGTCTGTGACAAGTGTTGCCTGGTTGTTACACTATGCAATATTCAATCCTGACAAAAAAATTGGCATACTTGCAAACAAAGGAGCGACTGCTCGTGAAATGCTGTCTCGAATAACACTGATGCTAGAAAATTTACCATTTTTCCTGCAACCAGGGTGTAAAATATTAAATAAGGGAAACATAAAATTTAGCAACAACTCTGAAATTATTGCGGCGGCAACAAGTGGTTCAAGTATTCGGGGACTTTCAATGAATGTGATCTTCCTTGATGAATTTGCATTTGTTCATGGTGCAAACGAATTTTACACCAGTACCTATCCTGTTATTTCATCTGGTAAGGACACAAAGGTTATAATTACAAGCACGCCTAATGGAATAGGCAATATGTTCTATAAACTATGGGAAGGTGCAATACAGAGTGCAAATGAATTTAAGCCGTTTACAATTAAGTGGAATGATGTGCCTGGACGCGATGAAGAATGGAAACGTCAGACCATAGCAAACAGCAGTGAACTTCAATTTCGTCAGGAATTCTCATGTGATTTTATTGGCAGTTCGCAAACATTAATAGGCTCTGATGTGTTGTTGGGTCTACAAGCTCGAACTCCATTAAAGACGCAATATGACATACACTATTATGCTGAACCTGTCGAAGGTCATGACTATATAATAACTGCAGACGTCAGTAAAGGACGAGGCCAAGACTATAGCACATTTACTGTATTTGATATATCAGGTGTTGATGGTGTTTTTAAACAGGTTTGTACCTATAGAGACAATCTCGTGTCTCCGCTTATGTTTCCAGAGTTTATTGTTCGTGCTGCAAAAACATATAATGATGCACTTGTAATAGTTGAAAACAATGATGCGGGACAAGTTGTATGTAATGCAATCTATTATGACTATGAATATGACAATACTTTTGTGCAAAGCTCAGTAAAGAGCAGCGGGATTGGTGTGACTATGACAAAACGTGTAAAACGTATTGGTTGTAGCAACTTGAAAGACTTACTTGAAAGTGGCAAACTTCAACTTTGTGATGCTGACACGATAGTTGAACTTAGCGGTTTTGAACCAAAGGGAGACAGTTATGCTGCTCGCGGAAACACTCATGATGATATGGTTATGAATCTTGTGCTATTTGCATGGTTTGTAAGTACAGATGCGTTTGGTGGACTGAGTAATATTGAGTTAAAATCATTGCTTTATAGCGAAAAGATACGAGAAATGGAAGAAGACTTGCCCCCATTTGGTATATTTGATACTCCGCAAACATCACAAACTCCAAGCATGATTGACTATGAACGTCAAATATCATCACTTCAGGAGTGGAATGCGCTGTAAAAGTGACTTTTTATAAATATCGATAGATTGAAATTTTCTTATTATGATCTCTTAAAACTTATAATTAACAACTGAAGAAAGAAAAAATATATGGCAACCTTACAAAGCGTAGGTGTACAAGTTACAGAAACCGACTTGACACCAGTAACACAACCGGTATCGGCATCAATTGGAGCATATGTTGGACATTTTAATTGGGGTCCAGTAGATGAGCTTACAAATGTTGGTTCTGAAACAGAATTAGGAAAAATATTTGGCACACCAAGTAAAAGTAATGATGTTAATGCAGCATCATTCTTAACAGCTGAAAGTTTCCTTAAATATGGCAACTCATTGAGAGTAATTCGTACTATTGATAATAATTCAACTGGCGCAAAAAATGCCGCAGGTTTTGTCGACACATCTGGAGATATAAATGAATTTGCCACATTAATTAAAAACAAAACAGCCTTTGATAATTTATCAACAGATGAATTACAAGCTCCATTGTACTCACGCTACCCTGGTGAACTTGGTAATTCATTAAGTGTACAAATTTTTCATAAAGATAATAGAAGTACTACATCAACTGAATCTAAAAAATTCTTCTCAGTTTTAGCTGATACAACACTTTGGGCATCCGACGTAGCTGAAACTGAATTAGTTGAAGACGAAATTCATATTGCAGTTTATGACGTAAAAGGATTAATTACTGGAACAAAGGGGACAGTACTTGAAACATGGCAAGGTCTTTCATTGCATCCAGACGCTCGTAATACAAATGGTTCTAATAACTACTGGGCCGATGTAATCAACAGTGGTTCAAAATTTATCTATGCATCCCAGATAAATGGTACAATACAACAAGTCCAAGCCTCAGTTGAAATTGGTACAGGTAACGCTCGGCTTAAATTTACCGCAAATCCAATTTCATTTCCAGGTGTGGCCGGAAACGCTTGCAGGGTTCGTGC